GTGATGCACCACCCTCTTGACTTTGACGCTTTGCGCTCCTTAGGCATTTCCTGGAAGAGCACACCTCTCTTCGCTGAATATATAGCCTACACCCAATCCAGTGATGATTGAATTTCTTATCCAAATCCACCAATCTCCAAATTGCCCTCGGCTATAAAGACTTACATGTTGCGAAGCAACATGTCACAACACTCTAATACACATTAGGGTTCACTCGAGCTATTAGGGTAAGCCATGCCCTAAACCACGCCTCATTAGGGTTCACTCGAGCAGAGGCCTCGAAAGGGGGCGGAGCGCAGCGACGCCGTTTTCCAATTGCATTAACCTCTCCTTGCACTAGAAATGAGACGATACCGAACACGGAGAAGGCGTCCTATACGCAGATCTCGGTTCATCCGGAGAAGGAGGACTTTCAAAAAAAGATCATTTAGGCGATCTGTAAGAAAGATGCAGCCTATGACAATTACAGATACAATCACCTTCGACATCACCACTGACTCAAATGGAAATGCATACTTTGCATTCAACTTCAACGGCTGCCCTGGTCAGAACTCTGACACTGGCATGCTTCTTCATGGAAACCCTGGCGCTCCTGCCTTTGACTACCACAAGTTTCCAAAATTCACTTCAGGACAAGTCAATCGCATCTGGGAACAAGTCCGCTGCTCATGGGTTAAGTTCAAGTACTATCCCATTGCTCCCTATGTTACAACTACAGGAGTTCCCTACATCACCTATTATCCTGCTTTTGTTATCAAAGAACGAGACGGCATCGATTGGGATCCACTCACTGCATTCCCAACTGACGACCAAATGCTCTCTGACCCCTCAACCAAAGTGTACAACGTTGCCAAACCATTCACCATCTTCCAGCGCTCTTGCAAGTATCCTATACTGGGAAAGATTCCTCCATACCCTTCTTCTGCTGTTGCAAGCAATACAGGAGCTAATATATGGGGACAATGGCACGGAATAGACGATCATATGGGATCGCTTAACGACATTAACTCAGCTCACATCTACGCTAAGTTCTCAGGACAATATCACGGCGCTAAGGTTGCTACAGTAGTAGTAACTGCCAAATTCCAATGTAAAGGCAACTATCACAATGTATGAAGTGGTGGTACAGTATTACCCACCACTTCATGTGCCGTGAAACACGAGCACTACACCAAACCCTTTTGGAACAATAAAATGTGCTTTATTTTTCCCATACTTTAAGTACATCAATACGCCTCATAAGAGGCTCCTTATCCTCCCAAGGATACCAGAACTCAGGTTTAATATTAGATGTAATGATAATTACACGGGGACGCCACTGCTGGAAAGATCCCTTAACAGGCACAACCATTCCGTATCTGTCAAGTAACTGTAAGAGGGCAGCGAAAGTAATGCCGCAATCTCTTCCTCCTCGAAAATCATCGATGAGGACCACGGCCTGGCCATCATAGCTATCAAACCAAGCTCCCTCGGGCTTGGACCATAGATCCGGGAACTCTGCATAGGCTGCGCTTGTCTTTCCACATCCAGTAGGGCCGACATAGACTCGGCATTCACTCTTCCAGCTCCGGCGTCCTACATACTGCATTAGAACCGTTTGGCAAAAACGGGTATACCTAGCGTAAGTGACGGGGTGCTTCTCTATGAGCTCACGTACCCCGGCTCCTCCTTGGACTGCGATTCTGACAGCGTCGAGATCCTCTCGCGCGCCTTGTCTTTTTGCCCCTCCAAGGGGCAATTCTCCACATTCGAAGAAGCTTCCCGCAACTCGCGTCTCTTCTTTACTGCAGTAGCTTCGCGCTTCTTCCGGGCTTCCTCTTCGAGCTTCTGCGTGGCAGCGAGGAAACAGCTTCCGCACAGCTGCAAGTCCAACGGGACTTCTGAACTCCACGTACGCTTGGAGGTGTCTGACACTTGACTGCTCCCCAACCTCAAGTTGTCCACAGAAATAACGTACTTGCTTCCGCTCTGCGACACGCTTCTGAAGGCCATCCCAGTCCTCAATGTTGTTGACGGTGATGCACCACCCTCTTGACTTTGACGCTTTGCGCTCCTTAGGCATTTCCTGGAAGAGCACACCTCTCTTCGCTGAATATATAGCCTACACCCAATCCAGTGATGATTGAATTTCTTATC